GTACCTTGGTAATATGTGGCACAAGGTAGACAATGAAATTTACCAGCAGTCAGTATTTTACGAAACAACAAGGATTGCATCATATTCAGATTTTGAGGGTATGGAGTTTTTCCCAGAAATTGCAGCCGCATTAGACATAATGATGGAGGAGTCTACAACCCAAAATGGTGACGGTAGGATACTTAATATTTTTTCTGAAAGTAAAAGAGTAAGAAGAATACTACAAGATTTATTCTTTAATAGATTAGATATACACACCAACCTACCTATGTGGACACGTAACGCATGTAAGTATGGTGACGATTTTTTATTTTTAGATGTTGACCCTAAAGAAGGAATTAGAGACGTTAAACAATTACCTAATATTGAGATAGAAAGAAGGGAAGGTGATTTTCTTTCTACTACCCATAATACAGGTAATATGAGTGGTGGTAATGACAATAAAGACGATAATAGAGTTACTTTCTATTGGAAGAGTAAGGACATTGAGTTTAATGCTTGGCAAATTGCCCATTTTAGACTGTTAGGTGACGATAGAAGAATACCATATGGTACTTCGATGTTAGAGAAAGCAAGGAGAATATGGAAACAATTATTACTTTCAGAAGATGCAATGTTAATATATAGAGTAACAAGAGCACCAGAAAGAAGAATTTTCAAAATATATGTGGGGGACATTGACGAGTCAGATGTGCCAGCTTACGTACAAAAAATAGCAAACAACTTTAAGAGAAGTCCAGTGATTGATCAAAACACCGGTCAAATTGACACTAAATATAATCAGATGGCTCAGGATCAAGATTACTTCGTCCCAGTTAGGGATCCAAGTTCACCTAGTCCGATAGAAACACTTCCAGGGGCAACTAACTTATCTGAAATTGCAGATATTGAGTTTTTACAAAAGAAGTTATTTACGGCACTTAGAGTTCCTAAACCATTCTTAGGGTTCGAGGACACAAATGGTGACGGCAAAAACTTAGCTTTACAAGATATTAGGTTTACTAGAACAGTTAATCGAATACAACAATCTATGATTCAGGAACTGAACAAGATTGCTATTATACACCTATACATTTTAGGTTTAGAGGACGAATTAGATAATTTTACATTATCACTTAACAACCCATCGACACAAGCCGATATGTTAAGAACAGAACAATTGCAACAAAAGATACAAGTTTATAGAGATTCTGTTGCAGACGCTGGAAATGGATTTGGTGCTATGTCTATGACAAGGGCTAAAAAAGAAATCTTAGGTATGTCAGAAGAAGATATTAGGTTAGATTTAGAACAACAAAGAATGGAGAAAGCAGCTGCGGCTGAAATGGAACAAACAGCGAATATTATTAAGAAAACAGGTATCTTTGATAGGGTAGATAGTTTATATGGAGAATTCGGTGGCAAATCGGGTGATGCTGCAGAAGGAGAATCACCTGCTGGTGGTGAAGAATCTGGTGGATTCGGTGGAGACATGAGTGGTGGATTCGGTGGAGACATGAGTGGTGACATGGGTGGTGACGTAGGTGGAGACATAGGTGGGGACATGGGTGCACCTGAAGATGCATCAGGTGGAGACTTAGGTGGGGCTGAAGAAGCATCAGCAGAAATACCTATGGAGAGCTTTAATAAGAAAGGTAATCTTATTGTTGAAACCGAAGTTAAGAAAAGAATTTTAGAGGAAAGATCAAACAAATATAAAAATATCTACACTAAGAGGTTAATGGAAAGTCTCGACCGTAAAGGGGTAACAGGTGGTAGTATAGAAAGGATAAGTAAAACTAATGATTCTTTAGCTGAAGAATTACAGAGAATGTCCGATAAAGTAGATGAATTAACAAAAGATTAATTTTTTTAGATTAAACAATATATTTATAAAGAAATAAAGAATATGAAAAACTTCGGTGAAATAAAAAATAAATTTAATGATATACTCATTGAATCAATTATCAAAAAAGATAATGATGGGAAGAAAACTTTCGGTAAGTTTATTAATATGTTAAAAGAGAATGTGATATTAAAAACACAATATCGTATATTTGACAATATAGAAAATAAATATTTTGACAATAGTGGTGATGCTAAGGATTATATAAAAGAGAATTTAAGTTTGCTTTCAAAGTACACAAGAAAAGAGATTAAAGAAGCTAACAAAAAGTTGGCGTCTATCATATCATTCAAAAGGGGAAAAGAATATGAGAATAAAGAATTACATGAAAACATCTCAAAAGTAATCTTTACGGTAAAAACACCAAAGACATTAGATATGATTTTAGAATCAATTAATACATTAAGGGATCATATGACTACCGAAAGAGTAATTGTGGAAAATAAAATAGAGAGAGTTGATTTACCCCCATCAGTATTAACTAAAATGGTTGTGAATAAATTCAATAGTAAATACGAAGATATTACAGAGGGTGAAAAGAATATTCTTAAATCAATCCTAAATGGAACAGAAAAGGATAGGGAAACAGTTTATACTAACATTATACGGGAGTGTATTGACACTATTGATAACAGGTTAGTTGAGAGTGACGTTGATATTAAAGAGAAACTATTAAACGCTAAGGATAAATTATTACGAATGGAATATAATAAAGAAACTTACAATACAGACATCAGTAGGGTTTATGAATTAAAACAATCAGTAGAAACAGAATAATATGAAAAAGATAGTAAAATTAACAGAAAGTGACATTAACAGAATTGTTAAGAAAACAATACTTAAAGAAGATGTAAAATTCTCATTTATGGATGAATACTCCAATAACTTAGAGAGAATAGAGAAATCCTATAGTAAAAGTGATGATCAATTAGAAGCAATAATAGATGTATATAATCATAGGATTAGCTTTATAAAAAGTTATCTTAAAAATAAAGAAGATAAGAAAGAAGATTAAATATTTAAACCCACTTAGTTGTGGGTTTTTTTATGCACTAATTTGACTGACGGGTTTATAATGATTATATTAGTTTTATAATAACAAAAATCATAATCATTATGAATGAAAAGAGGAAAAGAAATTACTTTAAAATCAAAAGACAATTATAAAGTAAAATTAGGGACAATAGATAATAAAAACCCAAAAACAATTTATCTAAATGTTTCAGCGTGGGGTAAACCACTCACAGAAGAAGAAAATTACGATAACGTAATTAATAATCTTAGAAAAAAAATCAAACAGAAATTATTTTCACAAATAGGTTTTGGTAACTTCGAAAAGGAAAGATATATTGTTGACTTAGATATGAGGTCATCAGGTATCAAACAGTCTAAAAGAAGTTTTATGTCTTGTGAAATCACGTTATTTCAAAAGGATAGGTTATCAGTAAATGACCCATCAATGATTAACGTATCTAATGAGCTAATCAATAGTATCATAGAGGATTGTTTCGAGGAAAACAATCATTTCAGGTTTTATAAAACCAAAAAATAATATTTTTCATCGTATTGGTATATTTATTAAGAAAGGTATACCAATATGATGGAATTTTTAAAGAACGGGCAATTAGGGAAAAAAGGTATTCTCGTAGAATACGACGCTGGTTACATATCCCCAAAGCATAACAAACATTTTATTAGTGAGGTAAATAAACTTACAAAAGGTGAACCTATTATAGAAGAACCTTTATATGTTTATGCTGTAATGCAAAAATATGATGTTGAGAACAGAAATGGGAGAATCTATCCCGAAGCAATTCTAAGAAGAGAGGCAGAAAATTATTTGAAACTTATTAAGGATAATAGAGCACTTGGTGAAGCAGATCACCCAGAAAGCTCTATCGTTGCTGTTAGTAGAATTTCTCACAACGTAGTTGATTTATGGTGGGAAGGTAATGTATTAATGGGCAAACTAGAAATCATAATGTCACCAGGATTTGTCAATCAAGGTATCATATCATGTGAAGGTGACAGAATAGCAAATTATTTAAGAAAAGGAATTAAGATCGGTGTTTCATCAAGAGGTGTTGGATCATTAGCGAAAGAAGATGGTAGGAACGTAGTTCAAGAAGATTTTGAAATAATCTGTTGGGATATCGTTACGTCACCATCTACACCTGGTTCATGGATATATGATGAGAAACCGTCAGTAGAGCAACAAATGAGTGAATCTACTGATAAGAAGGATAAAATTTTACTTATAGATTCTATTGACGATTTCCTTTTAGATTAAAATATATTCACTTAATAAGTGTTTTTTCTAAAGCGCAATATATTTATTAAGAAATAAACCCTTATTAAGGGTAATAATAATTAAATAATATTTAATAAACAAAAAATTAATTTAAAGATGGCTACAAAACAAAAATCAATCATCGAAGAGGCTTTGCTAGAAGCAAAGTCATTAGAGGATGCCTTAAAAGCCAACACAAAAGAAATACTTGCTTCAACTATGAAGGAAGAAATTGATAGCGTTGTTAGAGAATCTCTTGCAGAACAAGAAGAGATTGAAAATGATGAGTTAGAGGGTCTTGATGATAAAGAAATGGAAGATGACTTATCTGTGGATGCGGGTGATGAAATGGAGTTAGGGGACAAAGATGTCGACTTAGATTTAGATCTTGGTGACGAAATAGAACTTGACGACTTAGACGATGATCAATTAGGTGATGATGAAATGGATATTACTATGGGTCTTGACGACTTAGGTGATGATGAAATGGATATTGACGACTTAGGTGATGATGAAATGGATCTTACTATGGATCTTGACGACTTAGACGATGATGAAATGGATCTTACTATGTCTGATGACGAAGAAGTTCTTAAAGTATTCAAGTCTATGGGTGATGATGATGAAATCGAAGTTGTAAAAGATGATTCTGGAATAACACTAAAAGATAATTCGACAGGAGCTGAGTATTACATTAAAGAATCTGAGGAAGATGGTCTTTGCGAAGACTGTGGATCTGATGATGATATGTATGAAAATGATGATATGTATGAAAATGATGATATGTATGAATCAGAAGAAGAATCCGTAATGTATGAGGTAGAATTAGATGAAGAAATGGCAGATGCTCTTTTAGATGAAATGGATGAAGGTATGTATGAAAATGATGACGAGGTTATTGAAAGCACTAGGAGAACTAGAGCTGACAGAAGAAACAGATCTCACAAACCATCTAACTATCCTACTAATGAATCTAGAAACAGAAGAAAACGTTCGATCAAAGAATCTAAAACTAGAACCCCTCAAAGAAGGGTTACTGGAAATTCAGTTAAGAAAGAGTCATACGAAAAGTTGCTTAAAGAGTACAAATTATTAAAAGGTAGAAATACTGAGTACAAAGAAGCACTTAAAGTTTTTAAAACAAAAATAAATGAAGTGGCATTGTTCAATCAAAATTTAGCTCACGTAACTAAATT